TAAAACCACCTTTGCCCTATCTTCATTTATGTACAATCCTTACGAGGACTACTTGCTGAGAACAGCTGCAGGTGAGGTAATTAAATTTAAAGTATTCTTATTTTCAATGGAGATGTCTAAGGAGACAGTCATTGCAAAGGGTATTTGTAGAAGAATATTCAAGGATCACAAGTTAATAGTTGATACTAATTACATCTTATCTCGTGGCAAGAACAGGATTTCACAAGAAATTTATGACAAAGTATTAGAAACACGTAAGTATTTTGAACCACTTGAAGATGTAGTAACAATCCTGGGATCTCACAATCCTACTGGAGTTGCTAAGATGCTAAAGAAATATTTTGAAGATAATGGCAAGGAAGAACGAGTACCCTTTGAATTTAGAGATGAAAATGGTGTATTACATAAAGTATCACGATTCAAGAAATATAATCCTAACATTGAAAATACCTATGTAATTGCTATTTTCGACCATGTTAGTCTAACCAAGTCAGAATCACACAAGAATGTTAAGCAGACGATTGATAAGTTAATGGAGTATCTGGTAGAGTACACAAATAACTACTACCTAACTTCAGTGATTGTTCAGCAGCTTAACAGGAATGTTGAAGGTGTAGATAGGATGAAGTGGAACGCTATTGAACCTCAACTATCAGACTTTAGGGACACTAGTGATACTACACACGCTGCACATTTTGTGTTAGGACTAACTAATCCATTCATGTGGGAGAGTTCTCCCTACAGAGGTTATGACATTACCAGACTAAGAGACCGATTTAGGTCTGTTAAAATCCTTAAGTCCAGGGAAGGAATAGCCAGTATTGTAATTGGATTAAACTATGTCGGAGAAGTAGGAATGTTCAGAGAATTACCACCAGCAGAACCAGAGAATAAAATGACAGAAGAAGAATACATACGAATATTAAACCTTAAGAAATATGTTTAAACAAGTAGAAATAACCAATGTTACCGAAGAGACCAAACACCTCTACAAGGAAGATCGAATACATAAGGTATTTGGAGAGAAAAGAGATGAGTATTTAATAATGCTCAAGACTGGGGAGTTTGGCTATGTCTGGAAAGGTAACTGTAAATTAGTAGAGAATGAGTGAGTTAATCGGAATTGTTGGATCGTCTGGTGAAGGTAAATCTACTTCAATCGAGACTCTTGATCCAAAATCTACCTTTATTATCAATGTTTTAGGTAAACCACTTCCATTTAAAGGTTGGAAAAGTAAATATGTTTTAGCTAACCCTAAAGAAGGCACTGGTAATTATGTCGAGACTGACAAACACAGTGAGATCATAAGTATTCTAGAACATATTAATAAAACACGGACTGACATCAAGACTATTATTTTAGAAGATGCTCAGTATATTATGGCTAACGAAAACATGGCCCGTGCTTTGGAGAAAGGTTATGAAAAATGGAGTGAACTTGCAAATCATATGTGGGGAGTTCTTAATAAAGCAAGAACCTTAAGAAGTGATTTAAAAGTTATCTGTATGTGGCATGATGAATCTATTAGTGAAAACTACCAGCCTAAACGTAAGATTAAGACAGCTGGGGCTATGCTTGACAGACACATTACAGTAGAAGGATTATTTACTGTAATTTTATTTACCAAAGTCACTACTGATCCTAAAACGAAAGTAAATAAGTACGAATTTGTGACTCAAACTGAAGATGGTACAACTGCTAAGTCTCCTAAAGGAATGCTTGAAAGATACATTCCTAATGATTTGGCACTTGTAGTAAAAAAAGTTGATGAGTATTATAATTAATTAAACTAAATTATTAAACTATGACCGAAGGAAATGTGACTGAAGTTGTTGAACTGAGTATGCAGAAGATTGCCGTAGAACGTGCACTCGGAGCTAGTACTCAGGAACTATCTAACAAATACGGTATTAGTGTACCACAGATGACATCAGCTCTAAGAGAGATGAATTTCATCAAGACACGTGGACCTGAAGCTGAAGATAGTACTAAAGGAGAAGAACTAACAGAGCGAGAAAAGAAATTTCAAAAAGTTTGTAAAGAAAATAAATTAGAAGAACCTAAAGTACATAAATTGTTATCTGAATTAGGAATGGAATACAAAACTGGAAGACGGAAGGGTGCTCTCAATGCTAAGAAGTACTCTATTATTTATGATTTAAAATTAGACGATTAAATGCCAGTAAAAGGTAACAAAGGACAACAGGAAGTTGTCAGAAACGTAAGGCTTTACACAGGAATAGCTCCATTTAAGGTAATTGCAGTTAATCCTGATAAAGAGCATTTGGTGAAGATTGGTATTAATGCCCAGAAGGAACCAGAATATCTTGTTGGAGACAGGGTTAGAGTTGACTTTTGGCTTGAGACACAATTTAAACCAGAAGAACTAACTGCACATAAACTGGATGAACAGATTAAAACCAAGCTATCAACATTTCTAGGTAGCAAATTCTCTACTAATGCAGCAGAAACTAAATATGAATGGATCAATTCGTTTGGTATTACTGCCTGGAGTAAAGATGGTGACTCAGAAGAGACTCCGCCAGACTTACCTTGGTTTAAACTATCCAAAGAAAGAAAAGCTTATGTTGGTGAGGGACAACTAATTAATTTTATTGTTAATTGGATTAACTCAGACACTAGAAAGGACGAAGTTTCTATTGATAATTGGGAAAATCTATTCAAAGGAGATGTTACAGAAATAAGAGGCATTTATGATGCTTACAAAGACAATATCATACGTTGTATGATGGATGTCAGAACCAATACTGAAGGAAGATCATTTCATGAAATTTATCCATATTATTTCACAAGGTGGAACCAGGTTGATCAAGCTGGTTGGCATAAGCACTTTACTAATATGCAAAGTCGTGGTAAGCTTAGCAATATTACTTTCTCCTACGAGATAAAGATATTTAAGCCTACCGAAGCTCAGCCGGATATTGAAACTATTCCATCTTCGGACGAAGTAGAAAGTGAGTGGAGTTAAACTCTAAACTATGTTTAAAGGTCACACAGCAATATCTAAAGATCAAATTTTGGAGAAGATTTCTGAGGAGGAACTCTTCAAATATTATTGTTCTGGATTTAAGAAGTTAGATGAATCATTTAAAAGTGACCTGAGAAAAGAAGACATTCCAAGCTGTCGGGTTTCAGACTTTGGTGGTTATCTATTGTACAAAGATTTTGGGAGTTCAGAACCAGGAACTAACATTTGGGGGTATCTGATGCGTAAGCATGGTATCAACTATTTAGAAACAATAGATATGATTGCCAGAGACTTTAACTTGACAGCTTCGGCTGTCTCACCTACAGAACAAGAAATTATTTTACAAGAATCCAAGATTGGAAGACGTAGAAGAACTGTAATAAAAATAAAGAGCAGAAAGTGGCTAGAAATAGATAAGGAGTATTGGTATGAAAGATATGGAATAACTAAAGAGCTTTTAATAGACTATACGGTTAAACCTGTTAGTCACATCTGGCTTAACGACTCAGTTATTAAGACAGCAGAGTTGTCCTACTGTTATGATTATTATTTTCATGAAGGAAGACTACTCCGTAAGGTGTACCAGCCCCTAAGTAATTGGAAATGGTACAGCAATATTGACAATACTGTAGTACAAGGAATAGCAAATATTCCTAAGTTTGCTGATCTATTAATAATTACCAAGTCTCTAAAAGATGTGATGTGTTTGAATCTCCTAGGCTATCCTGCAGTAGCACCTAATAATGAAATAACATGGCTACCAGAAAGAGTTTGGGAGAAATTTAAGATACGCTACAAGCAGATGATAATTCTGTTTGATAACGATGAGCCTGGTATTAATAATGCCCAAAGGTTCTCAAAGCAGTACAATATTCCATATTGCTACTTATCAGTAGAAGAAAATGTTAAGGATATCAGTGATTATATTGATAAGTACAGAGACTTGGGTAAAGCTAAACAGTTGATTAAAAATCTAATAACATGAAATCTCCGATACAAGGATACCCAATAAAGATTCCTACTAGTATGATACAAAGGGATAAAAACCCCTGGAATATGGTTCTTAACGGAGAATCATTTCCAACACGTCCTGGAATAGGTGGGGAATTTTTTGCCATAAATTTTGAAGACAAATGGACGCCTATTGGACTATATGATTACACTTATGAGGAAGCTGGATCATTTCCACAAATTTTACTATCCAACAGTAGTGTGCAAGTAGAAAATGTTATCTGGAAGAATTATAAAGCAATCAGTGGTTACCCAGGACCTAAAGAAGTTCCAAACAAGGAGGTAAATAATGAAGAAGAATAATCCTTGGCAGTTAGTTTTGGAAGGAAAAATCCATCCAACTGTTTCTTACCAGCCGTACATTCCATTAGTAGAGTTAGTTATTAATGAAATGAGGAAACCTGACTCCGAATTAAATAAAGCTTTTAAGAACTTTTACCTCTGGATTTATGAGACATCCTTAATACTAACAGAACTAGGTTCGTACAAGCAACTCCAGGAAGAATCTTACCAGTATTCTAATAGTGTGTTTGACATAAAGTGGTTAGATGGAATAGTTGGTGATTTGATAAGACAAGATCCTATTAACAATGAAGAAGCGTAGAGGAGTAGGTGGTGTAAAGAAGGTAGCCGGAACAATCTACAACAAGATTAAATTTAAATCCAAGCTAGAACTATTTATGTACAAACAACTTAAGGAAGCCAAAATAAAGTTTGATTATGAGAAACATAAATTTGTTCTAATCAAAGGTTTCTCCTACGGGGGAAGAAAGATCAGGTCAATTACTTACACGCCTGATTTTGTATTGAAAGACCATCCTGTTGTGATTGAAACTAAGGGATTTATTACTGAGGTCTTTAGAATTAAGATGAAGCTATTTAAATGGTTTCTGACAAATGAAAACGATGTAAGGGACATTTACATGCCTAGAAATCAGAAACAATGCTTAGAAGTAATTGAAATTATTAAACAAAAATACAAAATATGACACTAGAATTAGTTTGGAAAAACCCTAAGTCCTATTGGACAAATAAGTTTCCGCTTAAGAACAGCGAAGTCTTAGTAACTGGTTGGTACAATACTGGGGAATCAGATAATAATGGAAAAATTTTAACAAAACCTAGCTTTGAAGTAGAAGCAATCTTAATGGTAATTACTAACCCTAAGGGCCAGATAGTTCACATACCAGTAAGTAAGATGCTAGAAGATCTTAACTCCATTACCTGGAGAAAAGATACAGATAACGATTTATTTGAGTACTTTGAACATAAAATGATTGAATATTGTGGAAAACAAATTAAAGAGAGGTGATTTGGTTCTAATTGGAAGTACAGTTCATGTTTGTCTAGAACCGAACGAAAGAGATGGTTTCTACAACATGCTTCCTTTAGAGTACTATTATGGTAGATTAGATTTTACGAAAATGCACGATTATGGTAAAAGTCTTATTGCTAAAGAATCAATAGAATATGTTTTTTGTAAAGTATCTCCAAAACAGTTATCAGAACCACAAAAAAGAGATTATGAGAAGATTAAGACAAAAGGATTAGACACAGATTTACTATGAAACACAAAGAAACAAGATTTAAGTACATAAATGGAGAACCAATAAGACTATTTGATTTAGTAGCAATTGGTACTTATGGTAGTTTATTTTGGTTTGGGTTAGTCTCTCCTAAGACACTAAAGTACCATACTTTACATATTATCACACTAGGTGGTTCAAGGGTTTGGGGCCAAACCAGAACCTTCGTCATAACTGGGCCAGATATTCTAATGGACTGGGGAACAGACTTCATTGCATCAAATATTGAAGGAAAAATAGTCAAAATTGATCCAGATCAATTAAACAAAGAAATGAGAATAAACTATGACAAACTTATGAAACAAATAAATTATGAGTCTTCAGCAGATAACACTTGACACAACTGGTACTAAAGGTATCAAAAAGGAAATAAATTTAAATAGCATCAACGTAGTACTAGATGCACTACAAGTTTACGCCTACTCCAACCCAATTGAGAGTACGGTAAGAGAGCTTACATCTAATGCACTTGATGCTCAGCGTGAAAAAGAAATAGCTCTGGAGATTCTTGAAGGAAAAGCTAAACCAGAGGATTATTTTATTGAGAAGAAGGGTAAGGAATTTGAGGACAGCAAGTTTGATGTTACTTACTACAATAAAGATTGGCTAGATTCAGAGCAGAATGAGGTGGAACTAGAGTACTATGATATTCCCGGTTCTGGCTTCTGCGATGAATTTGTGGTAAGAGATTGGGGAGTAGGAATCGGTAATGGTAGACTTGAAGGAGTTTTACAGCTAGGATTTTCTAGCAAGAGGAACTCACGTGAACTAATAGGCGGATTTGGGTTAATGAAGATCTAGCCCAGTTATTTTGTAAAAAATAATTAAAAATATTACATGAATTATTTGGAAAACTAAGGAAAATGTTGTATCTTTGTACCTAGACATAAACCTCTAGGTATGAAAAATAGGAATCATAATTATTTTGATAAAATAGACACAGAATACAAAGCTTACATTTTAGGTTTCATTTTTGCTGATGGGACAATTGAGTTAGCAAAAGGAAACAGAATGAAGAGACTTAGAATATCTGTGCAAATTGAAGATGGTTACATTCTTGACAAACTTGGAAAGGATGTGGGTAACAAAAAAACTGTTGTAAGATATCCACCGTCTTCTGTTAAAAATAGTTGGAAGAAACAACTCAGTTTATCTATTAGCTCAGACATTTTGTGTGATAGGTTAATTGAACTAGGTTGTGCACCAAGGAAGTCCATTGTAGGAATGGATTTTCCTAAATTACCAACTAAAATGGTTAGACATTTTATTAGGGGCTTCTTCGATGGAGATGGAAGCATTGTTATTAACAAATACATTTACAAAGGAAAATACAAGTCAAGAGTATTCAGGCGTAAGAGAATAGCATTGTGTTCAACATCTCAACAATTCTTAGAAGACTTAATAAAAGAACTACCAATATCAAAGATTTACAAAACTGTAAGAGTAAGAAATCTTTCGGTACATATTTACTGGATCGAAAGAAAAGCAGATATTGTAGAGATGAATAATTACTTTTACAAAGATTCCGAATTTTTTCTTCAAAGGAAAAAAGACAAGTTTTCTATGTCAACCAAGAGCCAAGCCTTAGGTACACCTAAGGAAGGTCTAGAGACTACCTGAGCAGTTTAGTCTGCTTAATAACAGGAAGTAGGTTACCTTAGTCGGTAACTGAAAAAGCGTGTAACACCCTACCAAATTTAGAGGGTGATGAGATAGTCCGACACTCATGGAAACATGAGATTAACAGAAAGTAGGTCAAAAATCAGCTCTGTCTACAGGTGCACCAATGTACACTATGATTACAGCACATGAAGGCAGACTATTCAAGTTCAATATCTATTCTGATAAGATTGATATTCTAGTAGGAAAGTTAAATGAAGAGACGGGCAAGAAGAACAGATTTGTAACATTCTCACACGGAGAGCAAGTTCACTATGAAGAGACAAGACGTAAGAATTTTACGGAAATAATTGTACCTGTAAAGAAGTTAAATAAACATAAGTTCATTGATGCTGTTAAATCACAGCTACTTTATTTACCTGGAGTTAAGTTTTACACAACCGAAGGAGAGAATCGTTACGAAGAGTCATTCAGAGCAGAAGTTTTGTACGAATCTGAGAATATTGTTATTAGTAACAACCGTAGATTTGGCAGACCCCACTTGCTGGTGGTCAAAGACAAATCAGCAAATGCAGGAATATGTTACAACGAGATTGACTATAAAGAACTAGAGTTAGAACAACGTTACGGTAAGGTAGCTCTTAAGGTTCAGACCAGGGCTGTTACTAAGGATGAGAATGGTAAAGAAACTCTTATTAATGAAGGAATAGCAGTAACACCCAATAGAGAACAGGTTATCTGGAATGATCATACTAAAGAGTATCTGTTAAAGATTACCAGAGGAGTATCAGAAGAAGCTGCACAAATAATTGAGAAGGAGCTGAAGGAAGAAGACTTCTTAAGATGGATTAATAAAGCAGTCCAAGTTACTTCCAACTTTAAGTATGGTTCAGTGCTTCACGAGATCTCGCAAATGGTTGACAAGTCAACTATGGCACCTAAATTCCCGAAAGACAAGACAATAAAGCTAAAGGAGCTAAAGAAGTTGTTTTGGGGATTAGATGTTAGACATGTACGTCTGGTAAATGAGTGGGGACGTGGTGGTAATACTAAGGTTACTAAGGTACATAGAGATAAGATTGACTCATGGCACCACTTTGGTGGTAAGAATGTCTTTCTAAAGACCGAGCCTACGTCTCATGTTAAGGACCGTTACATTATGTCTAAGATTCTAAAGCAGGACAGCTACGGACAGCATGATCAGGGATTTCTGATGGTAGAAACACTTGATTATGACGCTTTATTAGAAGAGGCTGTTGCTAAAGGATCTACTGCTAAGGCTAGAAAGGAAATTGAAGAGAAACTAAATAAACTAGTAGAACAAAGAACTAAGGTACTAGATTTATTGAAAGCATCAGAAGACATTAAGATTTATGACGATGTAGAGGTACCAGATGACTTTAAAGTAGAAGCAGAAGAGACGGAAGCTAAGATTGAGGAGCTAATAAAAGAAGAAACTATGTCACTAGAGGCTTTACGTAAAGCTAACGGTCAAGTAGTGTTCTTTACTCCAAGACCAGACCAAGGCTGGAAACATAGTCCTGACTTAGTAATGGAAAAACAGGAAGAGAAAATCTCAGACTTGTCTTCAATATTTGAAAGAGTTTACTATGGTTTTGATGAAGATCGTCCTAAGCTGGAGTGTGCTTGTAAAATACTAGGTAGAAATGATCAGAAGTCTTGGTACAACTCTAAACTAGCAATCGTAAAAATAGCTAAATCTAATGAGAAGCACTTCAAAACAGTAGGAGAACATATTAGTAAATTCTTTTATGAAATAAATAACAAACAGGAAGTAATTGTGACACAAGAGGTATCAGACTACATAACAGCCAGGCACATATCTAAGAAACTGGAAGAAGCTAAATTTAGTTTCTTCACTAATTATGGAATAGTTGATGAAAGATTAGCTAGTATTTACAAACACCTGGTAGAATTTGCAGGCAGGAGCTTTGAAACTAAGTATAAACTAAGTACTGGACGTGAAGAAACAGAGAAGGAGATGTTGGAGAATCTACTTAAGTATGCAGAGTTCCAACAGTTCGTGGAAAAGAATGGTGATGATGATGCCGCAATTGCAACTAAGAGTAAAGAATTATTTACAGTAGAAGGTGTAAAAGGTTCAAATATCTTACAGATGGTTGAACTAAAGAGACTAGGTCTCTTAGAGGAATATGCAGAAAACATATTTCCTCTGTTCAATGAGATAAATGTTCTAACCAGTGTAAGATACGACGACAGTGTTGATTCTAGAATCATCAATATGATAAGAATTATCCTAAGAGAGTACAATCTAGAGCCTTTTGACATTCCAGAAGAATTATTAATTAAGAAAAAAAGTGACTAAAAATTTGGAAATTTTCAAAAAGTTTATTATCTTTGTAAAAATCAATTGATTATGATAAATATTAATGTTAGTGGAAAACTAATTTCGGGTTCCTATGGAAGGGAACAGTTCGTTGTACGCTACACAAAGGAGCGGTATGACAAAATGATGGAGATTAAAAAGGATGCTGACAAAGCTGAGGATTTAACTGCACTACAAAACTATTATTCTGAGTTTGCTGGTTACACCAAAGAGACAGCTAAGGAGATGGTAGAGACTATCTGTCCTTACATCTACCAAGATGATTTGACAGAAGAATTTTTCTTAAAAAGTGAAGATGTTATTTCATCCATTCCAATTCCTCAAGTACTTGTTGACAGAATACTAGAATCAGCAGAAAAAGGAATTGATTTTGAGCCACTTGTTAAATTGTGGATAAGATGGTTACGTAATCCCAAACTAAGGAGGGGTACTAAACAGCAAAGGCTAGCTTTCTCGGACCTATTTGCTAACTACATAAGTACATTCTTCGTTAATGTAGAGAAGACCAGAGAGTTAATGGATGATCAGGGACTAGCAGAAGAAGTTGCTATCAAACTATCTTCAGTTAGTGATGTATCGGTAACCCAGGAAGGGCTACTCTGTACTTATAAGGTAGTTAATGAACTATCCGAGTACACTAGCTACGATGAAGAAGGTAAGTTTGTCTCTAGTCGAGAAATCCATAATAAGGAGACTGACAACGAAACAGGTTTATCTGTAACTGAACAACCCAAACTTAACGAAGGAAGAGTCTTTGAACCGTGTATGATGAGAGACCGTGGTGATGCTATTTACATCGAGGGAGCAAACGGTTATCCAAACAGAGAACATAAGGTTAAAATTGGTTGTGTGCACAGACTACCAGACTGGAGCTATGTTAACACAGATGACTCAGTAAGCTGTGTAAAAGGTCTACATACAGGTTCTCTAACTTACGTTAAAGGCTGGCAAAGTTGTGGGAGTGAGACATTGGATGTACTACTCGATCCGATGCATATTGGTGCTGTAGCTAATGGTGATAATGCATTAAGAGTATTACAATATTTTGTACACGGAGCTTGGACCGGAACTAATGGTTCAATCTATCACTCTTCTACCTACGCTGCACAGACAGACGAGGAGTGGGACAGAATGCGTAAGGAAGTAGTTGAGTATTTTGCCAGAGAAAGAGAGAAAGTGATTGAAGCTCAGGATGAAGAAATTGCTGAGATTGAAGCTATTTAAACATGTCTCACTTTTACGGTAGTTTACAAGGAAACAGAGGAAGAGTTACAAGATGTGGTTCTAAAAACTCTGGAATAGTTTCACATCTAGGAGGACATAACGTTGGATGTATGGTGGTATGTCGTATTAATAAGGATGGAGTTAATGAAATTAGTGTTTACAGAACTACGCATTCTTTGGGAGGAAACGAGAAACTAATAGCTACAATAAAAGAGAAGGAAACAGATGAGAGAAGATTTAATTAAATACAAGGAAACAGAGGCTGCCAGTCAGTCTCTGTTATCCGCTCTAGACGTACATCCAAGAAGTTTGGTTGAAACTGATGGGGAAGATGAAGAATATTTTAGGTTTGGTTCGTTAGTAGACTGTCTGATGTTCACACCAGAGGACTATGATGAACTGTTCTTCCAAATCAGTGTACCTAAACCAGGAGATAAAATGGGTGAATGGCTCGATGCTTATTTAAACATTGAGTTAGAACCAGATTACAGGTTACAAGACGCCGAAAAACTTATTTTAAAGGCCCGTGAGAGCGTTAACTACAATAGTAGGCTCTCAGACCAAGTAGCCTTAGATAAGTTCAACAAGGTATGTCTACCGTACTTAAATGAGGTAGCTATCGCAGGTGATCGAACCATAATTACAAGTGATAATTTTACTGAAGCAATTGCAATGCAATCAAAGCTTTTGGACAACGAATTTACTGCACCTTACTTTAGTCCTAGTAGTAAGGACATTGAAATTTTATTTCAAGTTCCTATCTACTTTACATTAGAAGGTGTAGAATTTAAGTCTTTAATCGACATTGTAGTTATCAACCACAAGAAGAAGGTAATTCAATTAGCTGACCTAAAGACTACCAGTAAATCCTTACTCTCATTTGAGAGAAGTTTTACTGACTACAGGTATTATCTGCAGGCATCTCTGTATCAATACGGTGCAGGACTGTTCTACAAAGGCTACAAGATGTCTAGTACATTTGACTTTGTAGTAGCTAACACGTGGGAAGAACCTATGATTTGGTGTGCAAATCAGATGCATCTAAGTCTTGGAATACAGGGTGGTATTACTAGGTACGGAAGGAAAATAAAAGGTGTCTATCAATTAATTGAAGATTACAAATGGCACACACAAAACCAGAAGTATGAATACCAAGCCAATGTCTATGCAAACCATGGGAAGAAACAAATCGACATCTTATAAGAATTTTACTAAAGAGGGTGTTTGGTTGGAAAGGTCCGAACTCTATGTTAGAACAGCTAGTAGCTTTGGAAGACCAAGAACATGTAGACTTTGTGGCACTAAAGTTGATAGAGGACAAGCTTATCTGAATCTAGACAGACCAGGCTACAGAGGTCATTTACAAACAGGAACTTCATGTCAGGCTTGTACTGAAAATCTTATTACACAAATAAGAAAAGCTAATGATTTACAAAGAGATAGTACATCTAAATTCTCCTAATAAGGTTTTAGTTGAGGTATTAGATGCCCGAACTATTAAACTAACAGTTGATGCAAAACCTTTAGGAATAATCAGAGCATCACAAAAGCGTATTAAGGAAATACTTGTGGGAGACCAAGTCTACTTGGATATTAACAGTCCTGATGAAGGGAATAAAATTGTCTTTACAATAGGAGGAAGAGTTCATTTCTATGAGATTAAGGATATTACTCAGGTAGTAAATAATGTATTCTACGCTCATACTGAGCCCCGTATGAAGGCATCTTATTTTGTTACACCAATGTTAGGTAATGACAGAAAGTTCTTCAGGTGGGATCAGTACTATGTTAATACCTTCGTAAGTTCTGATTATCAGTACATAATACTTAAATACAGGTTTTTTAATACTGAAGATTACAAGAAGTTTGAGTACTTTCTGACCAAACATGACCTGTTCATTAAGATGAGTGATAAAGACTATGAGCATGTATTATTTTGGTTTGAAGTAAAAGAATCTTACAAAGAAGACTTAAAGAAGTTTACTCTTGGACAGTACTCACAAATGTCGGATAAGTACAAAACTAATATTTTGAAGTTTCATAAGTACCCCAAAGGTGGGGAGCTGGGTCAAATACTTTACAAGACCAGTAAGAAGAGAAAACAGATGGAACTAGAATTAGGTGAGAAATTACCAGAAGCTCTGGAGCTGTATGACAAACCTAAACTTGAAGTAGAGCTTTACCAAGATAACCAACTAATATTTGAAGTATGACACATAATAGCCCTTGGATAAAAGGAAAAGCAATAAGTTGTTTTACAAACTTAAAATGTACTTTTACAATAGAATGTACTTGTGTAAATTGTGGGGACATATTTAGCATAGAATTTGATTTTAAGAAAAAGAAATCAATTAATAAAGTTAAAGTATGTTGTGAAAAATGTAATAAACAGTTTTCATTAAATACTAAATACCTTGATTTTGATCTCCACTTACAAGCATTATTAGACACTTACAAATAAGATGACAGAAGAAATAGGAATTAAGAACTTTGGAGAACAGTGGTATCGTAGACTCAAACCTTTACTTGAGTCAAAAGGCTTTGAATATCTGGGGAGATTTATTTCAGGTGAGAGAATGCGGTCCACTGTTTAT